GCCCCTGCTCCTGCAACAAAATCATCTGGTGCTGCACCTAAAGGTGGCGGTAAAGCAGCAACTGGAAGTAAATTAGTTCAACCTATTAAAACTGGTGGTGGTACTTCATCCCTTGATAAGCAATTTGCTGAAGGAATGAAACAAATACAGAAAGATAAAGAAGAACTTAAAAAATTATTAGAACAATATAATAAAGGTCTTGTTAGTGGCGGAGATGATACTGGTGGCGGAGAAGAAGAAGGTGGCTCAGGTGGCGGTGAAGACCCATCTCTTGCTTATGCAAAAATGCAAGATGAAAAAGCAAAACGAAATGCTTTTGCTCTTCTTAAAGATGTCTTTACTCAGTATGGTTTAAGTGAATTAGCAACAACAATTGAGACTTTAATGAAGGAAGGGTATGAGCC